CCAATTAAGTATGATGGAAGATTCATTAGTCATCTATCGTATAGCAAGAGCTCCTGAACGTCGTATATTTTATATCGATGTTGGTAACTTACCTAAGCAGAAAGCTGAAGAATATTTAAATAATACAATGAACAAGTATCGTAATAAGGTCGTATACGATCCTACTACTGGTAATCTTAAAGATGAGAAGATTCATCGTAATATTATGGAAGACTTTTGGTTACCTCGAAGAGAGGGTGGCCGTGGTACTGAAATCGATACTCTACCGGGTGGACAAAACCTTGGTGAGATTGAAGATATTCAATACTTCCAACAAAAATTATATAGGGCATTAAATGTTCCTATGAGCAGACTAACAGAAGCTGATGCATTCTCTGTTGGACGCTCGTCAGAAATTACACGTGATGAACTTAAATTCCAAAAGTTTATAGATCGTTGCCGTAATAAGTTCTCAACACTATTCTATGAAGCACTTAAAAGACAATTGATCCTTAAAAAGATTATTGTACCAAGTGACTGGGTAAACATCCGAGAAGAGATTGCTGTTGAGTATTCACGGGATAACTATTATTCAGAATTAAAAGATGCAGAGATCCTAAAAGAAAGAATCGAAACAGTTCAGATGATGGACGAATATATTGGTACGTTCTGGTCTAAGGAATGGGTACGTCGAAATATTCTTAAGTTAACTGATGATGAGATTAAAGATATTGCTAAGCAGAACGTTGATGATCCTGTTACTCCGGATGACTTTAACCCTGATTTGGCACGTGGTACGATCTAATTACAGGTCGTATTACAAAAAGTTTACTGGAAATAAACATTTTTATAAATACTATACAGAGAGATTATGACAACATATGAACTAATTGACAACATAAAGACGGGCGATGCGCAAACTAGCAACAATACTTTTAATAGTATTATGCATGATAAAATAATTGACGCATTGGATAATCATAAACAAGAAGTTGCTTCTAAAATGTATGGAGCATCTGATGACGCTCCTGCGGATGAAGAACCTGCTGCGGAGACGGAAGTCGAAGTAACAGGAGAACAAGAAGCAGATGCTGACGTTTAAGGAATCATTTAATGAAGTAATAGAAGCAAAATTGAAGCTCGGTGGTGGTGAGAAGGTAGTCAACCAAATGAAGAAGCTTGGTAAGAAGAAAAATATTGAGGCAGTTATAACACAACAGAAAGCTGGAGCTAAGAAGTTTAATCTGTATATAGATGGTCTCAAGGTTGATAATTATGATAGTCTGGCTGATGCTGAAAAGTCAGTCAAAGAATTCATCAAATTAATGGGAGCTTAAATGAAGCTAATCACAGAATATACTCAGAACCAACTTAGCTATTCCATATCGGAAGCTAAGAATGGTACAAAGCAAACCTTTTTAGAAGGTGTGTTTATGCAAGCTGAGAACAAGAATAAGAATGGACGTATATATACACGTGAAGTTCTTACAAAAGCCGTTGACAAATTTGTCAATGAGCAAGTTATTACAGGTCGAGCAGTAGGTGAATTGAATCACCCTGATGGCCCTTCCATTAATTTGGATAAAGTTTCTCACAGAATTACCGAACTTAAATGGGATGGTAATAATGTGATGGGAAAAGCACTAATTTTGGATACGCCTATGGGACAGATTGTAAAAGGTCTTGTCGAAGGTGGCGTCCAACTGGGAGTGTCTAGTCGTGGTATGGGAAGCCTATCAATGAAGAATGGAGTTAACTATGTAGCAGATGATTTTATGCTGAACACAGTTGATATCGTTCAAGATCCCTCTGCCCCTAATGCATATGTAAATGGCATTATGGAAGGAGTATCCTATGAAATGGATAGACCGGGTCACTTTGTTAAGGTAATTGATGAAGGTGAGACAGAAGTGAAAGAATCTAAAGCTGGTTTCTCGGAAGAGCAACAATCAGCAGGTTTTGAGCATTTCCTCTCTAAACTATAATCTCTATAGGAGAACACAATGTCTGAAGAAATTAAAGACGAGATTGTTGATGATGTAGCAGAGGTTATCGTGGAGGATACGCAAGTAGAAGCAGATACGCAAGTTGAAGCACCTCTTACGGAAGCTCGTACAGTATCAGCAATACAAGCATCTATGGCAGGAATGTCTAAAGATGGCCTTGACGCGATCTTCGAAGCAGCGAAAAAAGCAGAAGCGAAAGCTAAAGTGGAAGACGATGAAGAAGAAGAGGACGATGAAGGTGATGAAGACGAAGGTGAAATGGAAGGAAGTAAAGCTAAGAAAGAGTCTAAGAAGTCAGGTAAAGCTGAGCAAATAGACGGCGAAAAAGATCTAGATGGTAAGTCAAAAGCTAAGAAGAAAAAAGTCAAAGCTGATGACGGTACTACTGGTGACGTAGTTGAAAAGAAATTTAAAGAAGATGTTGAAGCGTTAGTTAAAGACGAAGATACATTATCTGAAGGTTTCAAAGCGAAAGCTGAAACTATTTTCGAAGCTGCCTTAAGTTCTAAAATCATCGCTGAGACAGCAAAATTAGAAGAGCGTTATGCTTCTGATCTAGCTGGTGAAGTTGAAGCTATTAAAGAAGATTTGGTTGATAAGGTTGACGGTTACTTAACATATGTAGTCGAAAACTGGATGAAGGATAACGAAGTTGCGATTGAGCATTCTTTGAAATCTGAAATCACAGAATCATTTATTGATTCTCTAGGTCAGTTATTTGCTGAACATCACATCAATGTACCTTCGGATAAAGGAGACATCTTAGATGCTCTATCTGAAGAAGCAAAAGATGCGAAGACTCAGTTAAATGACGCAACAGCTAATGCAATGGATCTTGCTGAGAAAGTTAAATCTTTCGAACGTAAAGATATCGTTACTGAAGCAGTTAAAGGCTTAGCAGCAACTGAAGAAGCAAAAGTAAAAGAGTTAATTGAAGGTATTGAAGCCGACGATAACGAATCTTATGCAGCTAAAGTAGCAACAATTAAGGAATCTTACCTTAATAAAGATACCGCGGTAGAAGCAACTCCAGAAGTGGACGCTATTACTGAGGATAAGTTACACACTCAAGAAACAGATATAACTGATAACATGCAGAGATATCTAAGCGCAATCGAGCGTACTAAATAATCCATAGGAGAAATATAAATGGAAGCTATTAATCAAGTTCAATTACAGGAAAAATGGGCTCCTGTTCTAGAATCTAAAGACTCTACAAAGATAATGGACGCACATAGACGTTCGGTTACTGCTGTAGTTCTTGAGAATCAAGAAAAAGCCTTTATGGAGGAGCGCAACTTAAATGAAGCGGCCGCCAATAACGCTACCGGTTCAGGCGTAGATAACTGGGATCCAGTACTTATCTCTTTAGTGAGACGTGCTACTCCAGCTATGTTAGCATTTGATCTAGTTGGCGTACAGCCAATGACTGGACCAACTGGTCTAATCTTTGCAATGAAATCACGTTATACAACTCAAGGTGGAACTGAAGCATTATTCGGCGAAGCTGATACTGGTTTCTCTGGTGCTGCTTCTGGCGACACTGGTACTGCTGATGCAGACAACAACGACCCTTTTGCTGGTGACGATGGTGCTGGTTCTGGTGCAGACCAAGACGACGATACTGTTCATGAGTATCAGCCTGGTTCTGGTAACGCTACGGCAACTGCTGAAGCTCAAGGAACTAGTGGTTCACCTGCTATCCCTCAAATGGCGTTTTCAATCGATAAGACTACTGTGACTGCAAAGTCTCGTGCTCTTAAAGCTGAATACACTACTGAATTAGCGCAAGACCTTAAAGCAATTCATGGTCTTTCTGCTGAGACAGAACTTGCGAACATCCTTTCAACTGAAATTCTAGCTGAAATGAATCGTGAGATTATCCGTTTAGTAAACGTTAATTCGAAGACATCTACTCGTGGCGCAGTCGCTAGTATATGGAACGCAACTAATGCTGCTGATAACGGTGGTGCTCGTTGGTCTATCGAACGTTACAAAGCTCTAGTTCAAGCAATTGAGCATGAAGCTAACAAAATTGCTGTTGACACACGTCGCGGTAAGGGTAACTGGGTAATGGTATCTAACAACGTTGCTGCTGCATTAAATGCTGCTGGCGTTATGGATACTGGTATGGGTGCATTAGGTGCACAACAAATGGATTCTGACGTAACTGGTTCACTTAGAGCTGGTACTTTAAACGGCAACATAGCTGTTTACGTTGATCCATATGCTGGTGTAGATTACTTTACTTGTGGTTATAAAGGTTCAAACCCTTATGACGCTGGTATGTTCTATTGCCCGTATGTTCCATTAAGCATGATGAAGACAATTGGTGAGAATGATTTCCAACCAAGAATCGGATTTAAAACTCGTTACGGTATTGCTGACAATCCTTTTGTCACTGCAGGTAACGGCAACAATGTATACTACAGAAAACGTAAGGTTACTAACCTGTAATTTTTTAGGTACACAAGAAGATCCCCCTTTATTGGGGGATTTTTTTTAACTATAAATAGATCATGGGAAATCAGAGAATCAAAATCGAAAAACGTTCAGCGACAAAATATTTTAAGAATCAAGGTCCTGGTCACTGGCCTAGTCACAAAAGAAGCCTCGCCGGAAGCATAAGTGATGTTGTGCCGCTTAATCCTGAAAATGGTCTCCCTCAGATAAGGCATGTGCATAACCCTGACTATGCATATTATATGGTATGTTATTTAGGTGGTCAATGTGGTTCATGGTTGACTTGGTTAATTAATCAACACACTAGTTTTCCTAAATATCTAGTACATGTAAAACCTGGCGATCGTGATGTAGGATGTTATGATGCCGATGTATGGAATAACGGAACAGAGTATTACACTGCAAATACATCTGAGAGAATGCTTGAGTCATTTAGGAGAGATAATGGTATTCCTTCAGTTACTAAAAGCTGTATAAAAGTAGGGCCTAATCACAATTTAGGCATGCGATATGAAAAAAATAAATATAGATGTGCTGCAATAGATCAGGAGCTATACCATGAGATAGCGGATAGATTTAACATTAAGAAAGTAATAGTTCCTGTAGTGTATAAGACTCACTATGAATCACTACTTATTAGAGCTTCCTTAATTTTTAATGATCCAGTAGAGATAAGAAGAAAGAATTGGAAAGGATGGCCGATATATATTAAGTATAAACAGCCATATGATGACAGAGCAGTGTATATAGATATTGGTAAACTTATAGATGGTGACATGGATGAATACCAAAAGATATTAGATGCTATAGAAGAAGAACCATTATCAA